CTAAGCGAGAAGCTTTCTGAGCTTGGATTTTTTGAAGTTCAAATTTAAGCTTTAATATTTCATTTTCTTGGCGTGCTATTTGTAATTCTTGGTTTTGTGTAATTGTTAGATCATTAGACATTTTTGCTTTCCTCATTGCTTGAAATATTAATATTTACTTTATATTGACTTAAAAAATCTTGTATTCCTTGTTGAACTGCTGAATTTAAAAAACTGTCAAGCTGGATCCAAAAATGTTGATTTGTTTTTTCAAGCTTTTCTATTATAGGCAACACTTTTTCTAAATTATTAGATATAATTGAGTGCCTTTGCTTTAAATAATCAGCTTCTTTTATAAGAATGTTTTCTTGATTAGCCATCAATATCAGCTTTTGATCTAACGCTGTTATTAAATTTTGAACAGGCTTTATTAGATTATCCTGTACTTCTTTTATATATTGATCTAGTTCTTTTTTAACTTCACTCGTCATTGTTTGCTCCTTTAATTAAAAACGTTCGTGACCCTCTTTTATTCGCTTTATATGTTGCCAATGTATCGCCATTGGCGTCAATCAAGCATTCAGCATCTTGCACGTAAGATAAAATATTAAATTTTGTTTTTTCTGCAATATCTTCAAGTTCTTTCATTTTCGATTTAACTTGTTTAAACTTTGATAAATGCTCCATTACTTCAGCATCTATAGTTTTTATCTTATCTGGCGAATGAGTTGGAAACATTAGCTTAAGATCAATCATGGCCGTTGCTGGCGGTGGGCTATCATTTTTAACAGAATTCCAAAACTTACATGCTGCATCAATTATTGTTCTTTCTAACTCAAGATCACGATTATATTTGAATTCCCTATAATCGTTGCCCCCAATTAAAACAGCTATATAAGCACAATCTGCGTTCATTACAGAACAATAAAACGCGACTTGGACTAAATATTCCATTGGAATTGTATCTGAACCATGCTCACCCCATACTGAGCTCATAAAGGCATGTGAACATTTGGCCTCGAATATAGCATTCCATTTGGGTATAAATCCATCAAGATTTGCGCCTAAAAAATCATAAAACGGATGAATTATAGTGTTGGGAGTTTCTATTTTTACTTTATTGCGCTTGCGGAATTCTTTGCGAATCAAAACTTCTAGTTGATTGCCCCAGTATTGCAATGGTGTTTGCTCATAAGATAAATCAAGAATTCCTTTTTTTTCGCAATAAAGTTGATAAGGAGTTTTGTATTTAGATAATCCTAAAATAATTGGCATATCTGAACCGCCAATGTAATTTTTTCTTGCTAGTAACTGTTCTTGTGTAATCATGTCATGCCTACTTGATGTTTGGTTCATTTGTTTTTAAAAATTTTAGGAAATCGGCCGGAATTGAACCGGCTATGAATATTTTAAGCAGTTGAGCATAATCGCTTTAGGTTTATATGCATTCCTACTTTCATCATATTTTATCGAAAACACTATCAAGTCTGAAAGTTTCCTTGATAGCTATTCCAGTGTCACTGTCCACTGCGCGATTTCCAGTTGCAATAATAATATATCTGTATTACCCTGTCAACAGGAATTAGCGTTGTTGACAGTGAAACAAATGAAATTATTAACTGAAGCAAGAGAGTCTAGCCGCATAGGTTTAATTTCAGTAGGCAGCCGCTCACTACTAGTACGTGCAATTCGTGCCTAATTCCTATTTTTAAATAAGGAGAAATATGAAATACGTAATAGTAAGAACTTATAGTGCTGGTGTTTTCGCCGGAGAATTGGAAAGCCGATCAGGTCAAGAAGTTGTATTGAGAAATGCACGCCGAATTTGGTATTGGGATGGAGCTGCTACATTATCTCAATTAGCAATGGAAGGAACATCCAAACCTGAGAGCTGCAAATTTCCGTGTGAAGTTGATCGTGTTGAATTATTTCAAGCAATAGAAATTTTAGACACAACTGAAAAAGCCCGTGAATCTATTAAAGGTGTTGAAGTATGGTCGAACAAATAAATATTATCGGCTCCGGCGACGGCTCCGGCGACGGCTCCGGCTACAGCAACGGATCCGGCGACGGATCCGGCTATGTCTTCGGCTACGGCGACAACTCCGGCTTCGGATCCGGCTATGGCTATGGCTTCGGCTCCGGCAACGGCAACGGCAACGGCTCCGGCGATGGTTCCGGCTACAGCTACGGCGACGGCTCTGGCGACGGCGACGGCTACGGCTAAATAATATTTTGTAATTTTTATGACAATCGCGGCGTGGAAGGAACACGCAGGTGTTAATACTGATAATGGCTGGAGACTATAACCCGCATAGATACCGCACACAGCAATCAGTTAGGTTGAAAGGCTATGCAATCAGGTGCAATTCCTGACGATTGTCTATTTATTTTTTAAAAAATGAGGTTATAAAAATAATAATGACAACAGATGAAATCCATGCATATTTTGGAAGCATAAGAAAAGCTATAAAAGCTATAGGTCTTACTAGAACTTCTTTTTACTATTGGATCTCACAGGGAAAAGTTCCTTATGAGAGACAAAAAGAATATGAAAAATTAACTAATGGGGCTCTTAAAGCATCAGAATATTCTTTTGATCAAACTATAAAAGAAAGTGAAATATTTCCTATTTATCGATTTTATTGCGAAAAATTGGGAATGTGTAAAATTAGATCACTGACGTTTAAAGCTGGTAATAGACCAACTATCACCTATTTTCATTCTAATAATGAATCCATTAGTTTTACATCATTTAATAATGAAAATCTGATGCAAGGATTTCCCATATTTGATAGCTTAGGAAAACAATTATTTGAAAATGATATTGTAATCAAGCTAAAGTCATCTATTGAATATACAATAAAATTATTAGAATTTTGTAAATATGATTTACGTGAAAATGAATTTACAATCATAGGTAATATTTTTGAAAGGATAAAAAATGGACATAAGGGAAGTAAGTAAAGAAGAAAAAAAAGAATATATTAAAAAAGTTAATATGACATTTGACGATATAAGGGTTTTATTAAAAACTTTATCGTCTGATATGGAAAGTGATGATTTGATGATACAAGCCAGCGCCGTCTGGATAGGAGGTAACCTTTGCACTTGGTTTTCTGACTTCATGATGCAAATAAAGGCTTTGGATAAAACTCAAAAATCTCTTAATGATATAAAAACTGAACTCAAGGATATAGTAAATGACAACCCTTAATCAAACCATTGATCCATGCAAGATGTTAAAATCGCCTTTAGGAAGTAAATTTCAATTGGGTGATAAAATTTATTGCTTTGCTATAGGAATGCAAAAACCATTGATTCATGAGCTGACTGTCAATGGAATTTTAAATGACCAAGAAAATGATGCAGTTCTTTATACTGACGATAAATCAGCTTGGATCAGAGAAGAATTTTTATTTAAAACCAGAAAAGAAGCATATAGACATTTAATTCAACAGGCAGAAACAGAAATGAATCAAAATTAGAAAAAGATTGCTGTAAGCTATTTCTATTAGCTTACAGCAATAGCATTTTGCATTTAACAGAAGAACGAACCCTCTAGTCTTTTCCACTGTTTTAGTAAGTACGAACGAACGCATAAACGATATACGTATAACCGTTGAACGTCTAACTGTAGTTTTTGATTGTATCATTGACTACGGAAAGGTCAAATTTTTTATTACAGGGAATATAATTGTGAAAAAATCTATTAAAAAAAGTTTTAATCCAAAAGCTCATGCGCCCGCTGTTTATATACCATGTTGGTTGATACAAATCCCTTCTAATGAATTATCCCACCAAGCAAAATTAATCTACGGACGACTAGCGCAGTGGAGCAGCTCAAAAGGAACTGTTCACAGATCGACCAACCAATTATCTCAAGAGTTAGGAATGCAACAACGTGTTATTGAACGCGGATTGAAAGAATTACGCGATGTAGAATTAATTAGAACATATCAGATATTAATGGGCGGTATAAATTATTATCAATTTTTAGAACATGAATGGATGAATTTGCCTATTAATGAAAATTTAGAATATAAACATTCAGGTGATTTACCCCCCGACAAAAATGTCGGTACCCCCCCGACACAAACGTCGGTACCCCCCGACAAAAACGTCGGAGCTAAAATAAAAGAAATAAAAGAAATAAAAACAAACAGAGCTATAGCTAAGCCTGTGGATAACTCTAAAAATCCCGCTACGCGGAGCTCTGTTAATTTAAAAATTCTACCTAAAGACTTTGAACCGAACGAAAATGGAATGAAGGAACTTTATCGAGTTGCTCAGGCTGTAAAAATGCAAACAATAGAGCTATTTGATAAGTTTGTTAGTGTTCATAATAAATACAAAACAAAATCTTCAAACTGGCAAGAAAAATTTATTGGATTTTTAGCAAATGAAAAACCCAAAAAAACGTATGAAGATTCAACCGGTAAAAAACGGCGTTATGACAATAAGCCATTGTACTAGGAGGATTAAGTGAGCCAATCACGTTTGAAAAGTTTTAAAGCACATTGCGCTAGACGAGGTTTTGAATTACTTCGTGATGATTATCTTTTTATTGATAAAATTTTAAACAAATTTAAAATAACCGATTTTAAGGCCATTCTAGAGCGTTATCTTGAAGAATGGGGCTATGGAATGGGTGAAGCAAAAATATTCTCTACAGCGCAAGGATTTGGGCGCAAGAGGGCAAATTTATGGATGCTTCGATATGCAAGTGAAGCCGGAAATTTAAATATGGCTAAAGAGGCTAGTAAAGTGGTAACAGAAAAATATCATGAAGCAATAGAAAATTTGAAATAAAGGGCATTATTTAGTATAATTAATGCCCATAAAATTAAGCTTGTATGTAACGCTTAATATTTGTTATAAGAATCCCGCTATTGGCGGCTTTGAAAGTTCTTGTTCTAAAACGTCCAATAACACTGACTACGAATTCATTGTTAATTTTTGAGACACTGATAGCACAATTATTTTTTTCAACTAAATTTTGTAAATATGGGATTAATGTTTGTATTGAATCCATAATAAGTCCTTTTGAATTAGTTTGATTGTTCATAATGCCACCTCTCATAATCTTCATTATCTTTGTATTCCTTGCTTTTTTCACAATCATCACATATCTTGCAATTACCGCGACAATCCATATCGTCCGGTGTCCAACCATCCATCATGCCCCTAATTTGCATTATTGTCTCCTTTTGTATAAAATTTATTCTCTAAAATTTTTTTAATTCCTTCTATATGAAATAATGCTTTTTCTTCGTTAAGTTTATAATTCACTGGAAATGCCCATTTTCCAATTTCAGTCAATATTTCTTTATATTCTTTTAATTTTTGCTCAAGTTCTTTTTTAAGCATTATTTTCTCCTTTAGTTAATTTTAAAAAAACTGCTTGTAGTATTAATTTTATACCAATCAATCTATCAATGTCGGTAAGTCCTATCTGATAGAACGCTTGATATAATTCCTCTCCTCTCACTGAGTTTAAAAAGCATATTGTTTTTTTGTTATCTGATTTTTGTTGCATAAAAACCTCCATTTTAGTTAATTCGAAAAAGTCCTTTGCGTGGGATATATTCGTATTGATATTTTTTATCTATTGATTCAAGCCAATAAATCACAGGAATATATTTATTTTTGGTAGTAAACGAAGTAACTCTCAGGAGTAATGAACCAAACTTAACTATTTTACCTATTTGCCATAGCGTATTTTGCATTTGGTATACCTTCTTCATGTCTACTTGATAATCATATATTACCATGTAAGTTTACCATGTCAATATACTATTTTAGTATATTTAATCTTATGCTGCATATTTTTTGACTAATAACTTAAATACGTTTAAAATACTTGCTATTAGTTCATTTATTTGAGTTATTCACATACTTATCCACTATTTTTGTGGATAACTTCGTAAAAATGGAGTTAAGTTTTCATGGAAGATAAAATGATTCGTTGTATGCGCTGCAAAGGCCGTAAAAAAATGTTTAAAGTTCGTAATATCTATTCTCATACCGATACAGGCGGTATTCTTGTTACTTGTCCAATGTGCAATGGTGAAGGAAGAACTAAAACGCTGGAATCAGCAGTAAAGGATATTCAAGATGCCAAAGAAGAAAGAAAAACAAAAAAGCATAATTCAAGAACAGAAAAAAATATTAGGCCGTCCAACGATTTATAGCGACGAATTGGCCACAAAAATTTGTGAGGTTGTTTCAATTTCTTCTTGTGGAATTAGAAAAATATGTTTCAATAATCCTGATTTTCCAACACCTGAAACAATTCGGGTTTGGAGACTATATAATGAATCATTTTCTGCACAATACGCTAAGGCTAAATTAGCTCAAGCCGATATTTTAGCGGAAGAGTGCGTTGATATCGCAGATGATTCCAGCAATGATACTATAACGACACAAGATGGACGTGAAGTATTTAACAGCGAGTTTGCAGCGCGTTCTCGATTACGTATCGATACGCGTAAATGGCTTGCTTCAAAGCTTCTTCCTAAAATTTATGGAAATACTAAAGAACTCGAAGAAGAAAAAGAAAAGAATGAAACCTTGCGCGAAGAAGTCAGACAGTTGCGTGCTAAGCTTGATGAAAATAATAGGAAGGATTATTAATGTTAACAGAAGAAGTGATGATATATCACATTTATCATTCATTACAGCATATTAAATCTGATTTAGATGACATTACTACTGATAGAATAAAAAGTATTGAATAAACTGTAAAAAATATTTTGAAAAGTATTGAAGAATATTATGACAAAAAATGTAAATAAAGGGAATTATAATGGATAAAGGATTTATTACAGGATTATTAATAATAGCAGTAGCAGTTTTAACTATTAGCTTACATTATACAGATAAAAGAGTTTATGAACTTGAAAAGGTCGTAATTAAACTGCAAGAACGCACTGGAACATACGATTAAAATGCCCAATTTAACCGAAAAACAACGATTGATTGTTGTTGGCTTACTTGAGAATGACGAAGGGTTTCGTTCGATAGCTTATGATGATGCCACAGGAGAGCCAGTAAAAGCGCCTCAAGGTAATTTAACCATTGGTATAGGGCGAAACCTTCAGGATTATAAAATAACGCATCATGAAGCTATATATCTTTGTCTTAATAATATTAGAAACTGTGAAAATGTTCTAGGAGATCTTTTATTCTTTAATTTCTTAGATTTTCCTCGTAAGTATGTTCTAATTAATGTCTGTTTTAATGTTGGACTTAGTGGAATTATGAGATTCAAAAAGATGTTAAAAGCAATGCATAATCGAGATTGGCAAGAGGCTGCTAAGGAATTGTTGGATAGCAATGCAGCGCGTAAGTTATCTAATCGCTATGATCAACTGGCTAAAATTATGATTTCGGGAGCTTTAAAGTAATGAGTGATTATTTTGACAAAATAAAACATATTGAAGAAATTGAAAAAAAAGTTAATAAGATTGAAAATGTTATTAAAAGGATGCAAGAACTATCTTCTCAGAAAGAACATTTTGTGCACGTGGTGATAGAAGAAAATATTAATAATATTCATAAAAGAATAGATGAGATAGAGAAAAATCATCTAGTAAATTCAGCAGAAAAAGTGGGACATCTAGGCAGAGCATTGCACACCCTTTCTGAAGAAAATGAAAAACTTGAGACTTTATTGAATCGTAAATGGAATGAAAATAGTGAGCTATCTAAGAGATTGCTCGAATTAGAGCGATGTATTGATTACATGAAAGAAAATGATGTCAATAGAAACACTCATTACCTGTCTCAGTTTGAAAGAATTGACGAAATAGTTAATCTAATCAAAGAAAACAATATGCGCGATAGAAGAAAGCCGCATAAGTGCCCTGTGTGTGATGGTTACGGTAAGATTTTGAGCCTTATCGCGCAAGAGTCAAATAAATGTAATGCATGCGAAGGTAAAGGGGTTATTTGGGGATGACAGAGAGTGATTTTGATGTAAATAACCCACCAGATTTATGTGAGGGATGTCCAGATTTGTCAGATGAATTTTTTCAAACGTTTAATTCAGACTGGTTGGGTAGACTATCTTGTTCTTATTGTGGTCTTGAATTAATCAAGAATAAGACAATATTAAAAGTAATTGCTGAAGTTATAAAGGATCTTAAAAGGAGAAAAGTGATGCCATTGGCTAAAGGTGCGAAAGCACGCACAAAGAAGGGATTCTCAGATAATGTTTCACGTGAGGTAAAGGCAGGTAAACCACAAAAGCAAGCAGTTGCCATTGCATATAGTGAGGCAAGACGATCCAAGGGTAAGAAAAAGAAATAGGAATTATCTTTATATGAACTCACGAAAATGCCATATCCACGGAGAACATGGAATACTTTATGTTTGCCCTGATTATTCAATTGAACTTCAAAAAGAGATTGAAAAACTTGGAGAAGAATTTAGAGAGCAGTGTCTATCTGGTGAAATTACAATTCAAAATGTTAATTCTAAAGGCGAGATAGTTAGGGAGTGTAAATGGAAAGATCTTATTGAAAATGAATTAATGAATTTAAGTTAATTTTAATTAACAAGGAAAGTTAATTAAGGAATTTAGTTAAGGATGAAAATAGATTATGAAAAAGAACAAGAAGCTTCTCGCCTACGTAGCTCTCTCCTTGAGTTTACCCGTTACTTTTTTCGTCATATCACTGGTCGTGATTTCATTGTCTCCCAACCAATTGGACGAGAAAGCCATCATATTACTGTGTGCAGAACGCTCACCCAGATAAAGCGTCTTGAGCTTTTGCGTGAAATAATAAACTTACCTCCAGGGTGTGGAAAATCAACCTTTGTTAGTATGTTTGTAGCATGGTGCTGGGCTGAATATCCAGATTCAAATTTTTTATATATTTCATATGGCCATGATCTTGCTACTAAACATACAACATTTATTCGCTCTATTGTTTCGTCTAGGATGTATTCTTATTTATTCGATGTGGGCATTGATCCGGACAGCAGAGCTAAAGATCGATTTAAAACGACCCATGGCGGTCAAATGAGAGCCTATGGAAGCTCAGGATCGGTAACAGGCCATGATGGAGGCTGTCCTGGATTAGATCGTTTTAGTGGAGCTGTAATCATTGATGATGCCCATAAACCTGATGAAGCGCATTCAGATACTGTTAGACAGGGTGTTATTGATAATTATGATGAGACGATAAGGCAACGGGTGCGAGGTATTAATGTACCTATAATTTACGTGGGTCAACGGGTTCATGAAGCTGATTTAACAAATTATCTGACGAGCGGAAAAGATGTAGATGAATGGCATACGACTATACTTCAGGGATTAGATATAGCAGGAAATGCTCTCTATCCAGAAATGATGCCAAAAGAGAAATTAATCACATTACAACAAAAATCTCCTTATGTTTTTGCGTCCCAATATCAACAAAATCCATTGCCAGCAGGAGGTGCTTTATTTAAACCAGAATGGTTTGTTATGTTAGACCAAGAACCTTTATTAGTTACTACATTTATAACTGCTGATACAGCCGAAACAGAAAAATCATGGAACGATGCTACTGTATTTAGTTTTTGGGGAGTATATGAAATAGAGACATTGGGAAAAAAGACAGGGCAATTAGGTCTTCATTGGTTAGACTGTATTGAATTAAGAATTGAGCCTAAAGATTTAAAAGAAGCTTTTATGGATTTTTATGCTAATTGCACGCTCCATCCTAATCCACCTTTTATGGCTGCCATTGAAAAGAAATCAACAGGAGTTACATTGGTTAGTGTTTTAAAAGAAATTCGTGGAATTACAATTAGAGAGATAGAAAGGACGGCGCTATCCAGGAGTAAATCAGACCGTTTTGTTGATTTGCAGCATTATATAGCTTCTCGACAGGTATCTTTTAGTAGTTATGCAAAACATTCTGAAATGTGCAAAACGCATATGGCTAAGATCACAGCAAATAATACACACAGATTCGATGATATAGCTGATACATTATCTGATGCTATCCGTATCGCATTAATTGAAAAAACAATATACAATATTGACAAGAGACAGGAGTCTCAAAAACGTGTGATTCAAGGTATGAATCAGGCGCTTAATCGCAGGATAAGAGCAGGAGAGGCAAGGAATGCCGGAACTCGCAAAAGTACATACCGACCGTTTACCCGATCTTAAAAAATATGTAGAAGAAGCTCAACAAGCGAATAGTGAAAATGTTGATCGCTTTGAAAAATTCGTTAAATTTGTCTTTAAAACTTCTTTATCTGATGAAGAAGCCGCGACACTTTCTGACAATGGATATCCCACGCTCGAATTCAATATATTGGAATCCTTTGTTTCTCGTAAGCGTGGAGAATTTGCTAAACAACAGCCTAGCTTAACTGTTAGAGCTGCTGACGGTATTCCTTTACCTATGTTGAATAAAGAATTTGTAGAGACACTAAAGATAGTTGAAGCGCATTTGCGTGCCATCTTTTTTGATGGTGCAAATGATATGCTGGACTATAACGTTTATAGTGATTTGTTAGCAGGTGGATTCTCAGTTTTAAGAGTCTTTACTGAATACGTTAATGAAATGAGCTTTGAGCAAAATATTTGTGTTGAGCGAGTATTTGATCCAACTCTTACGGTATTTGATCCATTAGCAAGAAAATCTCATAAAGGTGACGGTCGTTTTTGTGCTGAACTTTATCCGATGACGCGAAAACAGTTTGAAGACGAATTTGGCGAAGATGTAGCAAAAGAAATGACTTATACGAGAGCCTTATCTGGCTTTAATTGGTCATTTCAGAATGAAAAAGAAGAAATTGTATTAGTCTGTGATTTTTACGAAAAAAAGACACGTAAAGCGACTATTTATAAGCTATCAAATGGTCATAGTGTTACTAAAGATGAATATGAAAAATTTATGGCACAATGGACTGAAAGAGGATTGATTGAGCAGCCTCCTATGCCTATTCATGAAAGAAAAACCTTGATTGAGTATATTTGCCGTTATCGATTTTGTGAAAGCCGCGTGCTGGATTTTAAAGAAACGAACTTTAAACATTTACCTTTAGTTTTTGTAGATGGTAATAGTGTTATTATTAAAGAGTCTGGTTCATATACGCAGATGACACGCCCTTATGTGTACCATGCCGAAGGTATTCAACGTTTAAAGAATTTTGCGGGTCAATCATTAGGAAATGAGTTAGAAAATACGGTTCAGCATAAATTTATTGTAGCCGTTGAATCGATTCCTGAAGATTATCAGGACGCATATCAGAATGTGCAAAAAGCTGATACATTAATGTATAATCATTTTTTAGATACAAATAATCCAAATATTACCCTCCCTCCACCTCGCGAAGTAATGCGCACTCCTATTCCTCCTCAGATTTCAGATACGTTTAGAATGTCTGATGAAATGACCCAAACCATTCTTGGGTCATATGATATGGCTCAAGGAGTCAATAATGGAGCTATGTCTGGAATTGCATTTGCAAGAAGCGCGATACAAGGTGATGCCACATCCGTTCCTTATATTGTAGGTTATATTAAGGGACTAAATAGAGTTGCTCAAATTATTATTGATTTGATTCCTAAGTATTACAGAACACCCAGAAGTTTACCTATTTTATTGCCTAATGGAAAACGCTCATTTAAAGAGATCAATAAGAAAGGTTCTCTTTATATGAACTATGACCCTAATACATTGCAAGTAAAAGTCGAAACTGGCGTGAATTTTTCTATGCAAAAAGAAATGGCTCTACAGACTGTTATTGAAATGTCGCGGGCTAATCAAGGCTTTGCTCAATTCTTTAATGAAGAAGGTTTGCCAACGCTTCTTGATAATATTGAAATGCGTGGTATTGATGAATTGAAAGAAAAAGCGAATGAATGGATGCAGAGACAAAAACAACAGCAAGCCATGGCTCAAAAACAACAACAAATGCAAACTCAATTAGAGGCTAAGAAGCAAGCAATGGAAATGATGGCTTTACAGAAAGACGTTCAATCGCCATCAGAAGGACAAATAGCTATTATGGCTATTCAAGAAAAATCTAAAATTGACGCCGCTAACCTTGAAATTAAAGAAAGAGATTCTGAAACTAAATTTATTGAAACAATCAGTAAGATTCGCGATGCCAATGTGCAGAATGAATTAAAAGCGGCTGAATTAGATGCTGAAAATACAAGAAGTTCCGTAGAAGCAGCTATTAATATTAGTTCACATATTAATCAGATTTCAGGAAATGAAAAACATCCTAATATTTAATAAGGAGTAATGGTATGGCTGAAAAATGGATTCAAAAAGCAATTTCTCCCTATTCTAAAGGTGCATTGCGTAAAAAATTAGGTGTAAAAAAAGATAAAAATATTCCTATGGATGAATTGAAAAGCACAGCAAAAAATTCAAAGAGTCCAAAAACTCGTAAACAGGCAAATTTAGCAATAACATTAAACAAGATGCGTAAAAAATAGAAATTTAATTAAAAGGATATTTATGGAAAAGTATGTTGTTTCTAACATTAGCACAGCATTAAATCATATTAATAATCTTTATGCGCAATTTGATTATTTGATAAAAAATGAAAAAGATTTGAATGAAAAGGAAAGATACGCATTATATAGCTATGGTTTAGATAAAATGAATATTGATTTAATTCGATTGGTTAATGTTAAAAAATCTTTGAAAGCAATTTGTGGAAATAAGCTGATATCCATTGACAAATAAACTTGACTTGATATTATAAGATAAGGTTAAGGAATAACCTACTACACGGAGTTTCCGTGGTATACGCACTCATGCGGAAAAATGGGCGAGACTCCATCGTTAACGAGGAAACTTACCGCAAGAAAGCGGGTCAAAAAATCATTATGGAAGATGATGAATGGAAGATAGTCAAGTTTCAGATATGGGCGGTAGTAGTGATAATAATGCAGCTCCTAGAAAAGAAGCTGAAAAGCTTTTTACACGGGATGAACTCGCAAAAATTGTCGCGCACCAATCGTCTCAAGCGGCAGAAAACGCTAAGCGTGAAGCTGAGGCAAAATATCAGCGTGACCTAGAATCAGCAATTCAAGCCAAACAACAGCAGCGAAACGCTGAAATTCCTAGAGATGTTGATACAGATGCTATTTATCAGCGAATCCAAGAAAGATTTAATCAAGATATGCGCGAGCAACACGAAAAACATCAGCTGGAGGCTCATAGAGCTGAAATGACACGCGCTGCTGATTCATATCATTCCAAGATTGCGCAAGGTAAAACCGCATATCAAGACTTTGATGAAGTTACTAAAGATTTTGACCCCGCTGCTTTTCCGCAATTAATGTACCTTGTAGCAGGTATGGAGAACGCCGCTGATATTGTCTATGATCTTTCTAATAACCCATTAAAGCTTGCTGGACTTGATCGGCTAGCGGAAAAAAACCCGCGACAGGCACAAGCTGCTCTTGTAAGTTTGGCACAATCTATTAGTACCAATAAACAAGCGCATTCTGATGCTCAGTCTCAAAATATAGCCGAACCACTCGACCGTTTGCAGCCTTCCAGAGTTTCCGGTAGCAACGGCAAAATGAGTGTTAAAGACTTGCAAAATCAACCTTGGCTTAGAGGTTAACTCTAACCATATAACTCATAAGTCGTTGCAAATTGTTCTCTGACAGGGAGTCTTTGCGATGCCTACTAATATTTTACAACAAGTTATTACTTATAACGAATCTGGTTTAGCGTTACTTTTAAACAGTTTTGCGTTTATTTCTACTTCAAATAAAAAATTCCAACGGTTCAATGATGATGTTCCGAAAAATTTGGGTGATACCGTATCATTTGATCTTCCTCCGCGCTTTACTACAACTAATAGTTTAGTAATTACATTTCAAGCAGCAGAACAGCGCGTACAAAATCTAACAGTAAACAAAGAAGCATCTACTGCTTATGAATTTACTGCTCAGCAGTTTATTTTTAATGTCCGTGATTATATGGATAAATTTGGACGTTCAGCAGTTGCTGAAATTGGCTCAAAGGTTGAGGCCGACGTAGCTACATTAGCTGAAACTAATACATTTAGATTCTATGGGGATGGAGTTACACCAATTTCGACATATTTGCAATTAGCAAATTCTTTAGCATTTCTAAGAAATTTTGGCGCAGCTAAAGACAAAACTTGCGGTTATTTATCAGATTTGACATTTCCTCCTATCGTTAATAGCGGTTTAAATCAATTCACACTTGATCGAGGCAATCGTGAAGCGAATAGTTGGGAAATTGGCCGTTTTTCAAATTGTGAATGGTATCAGTCAAATTTGCTTAAAACCCATTTAGCTGGTACTGAAGGAAATGCTGGAGCAACTTTAACAGTTGTAAGCGTTGTAACTAATGCGGC